ATTATGTTTATAGATTGGTCTGGATCCATGTCTCAAAATATTGATGACACAATCAAACAAACTTTAAACTTAGTAATGTTTTGTAAAGCAGTTCAAATACCTTTTAGAGTATTTGCTTTTTCAGATATTACTAGAGCTGCGTTCTATAAAAAAGACGCTGATGATGATTATGGTTATTCAAGTAGAGCAACAAGAGATATTAATAACAATCCTTTTAAACATAAACACGGTGACTTGTTTATTGAAAACGTAAACTTAATTGAGTGGTTATCAAGTGACCAAAAAACTCCTGAGTATAATGAGAATATGTTAAACTTATATAGATTTGGTGAGTATCATACTCAATATTATAATCATAGAAGAAATTATGACAGTTATGAAGAACCAATTGATATACCTAGTTGTATGAGACTTGGCGGTACTCCTTTGGATCCTGCTGTAGTTGCTTCTATAACTATTGTTAAAAACTTTATTGCTAAACATAAGATACAAAAAATGAATACAATCTTTTTAACTGATGGTTGTGGTCATTCAATGTATAATACTGTTGTTGAAGTAGATGGCAAGTTAGAATTAGATTATGGTGCTGAAAGAGCAGATTTAGTTATTAAAAATTCAATTACTAGAAAAAACTATCCTTATGAAAGTCATAGATTTACAAAATCAACTGCTGTTATATTTGATATGTTAAGACATGCTACTGGTACTAACGTTGTAGGTTTCTATGTTACAAGTAGAAATAATGCTAGTTACTATGATATATCAAATTTCTTACCAGAAGGTGCCGGTTATAATGGTGTTGACGCTGTAAGAAAACAAATGCGTAAAGATAAAGTTGGTACTATTGTTGGTAATGGTTATGATGAATTGTTTATCATTCCAAAAAAGAATTTAAAGATAGTTGACGAAGAAGCGAAGATTGATCCAGATATGTCAATTGCTAAAATGAAATCAGAATTTGGTAAGACTTTAAAAACTAAAAAGATATCCAGAGTTTTACTGAATAAATTTGTGGAAAGAGTTGCCTAAATGAAAAAAATGACTAAGTGCGACATGTTGACACAGCAATTAATTTGTAAAGCGTTGAAAAATAAAGGTTTTATTATGCCAATAACGCTTGACTTTAACCACAAACTGTGATAGGATATAGACTATATTATGAAAAAAAATGAAAGGACTACATTTATGTTAAACGAGAAACAAAAAAAGTTTGTTGACCTTGCGGTTAAAGAACTTGGTACTGATACAGTAACAAGAAAGCAAGTACAAGAAATTGAAACAAAATTTAACCTTACTGGTAACAGTTGGTTAGTAAATTCAGGAGATTACAAAGTGGGCAGAGGCGTATATAAATTACCTACTGACGGTGTTGTAAACCCTAGTAAGAATATCAAACAGAAATTGCCTAAGACTAAAGCAGTTGCTGAGACAGTTACTTTAAAAGAGACTGCTCAAAATACTGAGAGTTTAGTTCCTAATAAAGAGGCAACTTTCGTATCATTTGGTAATTACAAAGATATTAAGAATATTGTAAAATCTAAAATATTCTATCCTACATTTATCACAGGTCTTTCTGGTAACGGTAAGACTTTAGGTGTTACTCAAGCGTGTGCTGAGTTAAAAAGAGAATTAATTAGAGTTAACATAACTGTTGAAACGGACGAAGATGATTTACTTGGTGGTTTCAGACTAGTTGACGGTGCTACAGTATGGCATGACGGTCCTGTTGTTGACGCTATGAAGCGTGGTGCTCTTCTATTGTTAGATGAGATTGACCTTGCTTCAAACAAAATTATGTGTTTGCAACCTATCTTAGAAGGTAACGGAGTGTTCCTTAAAAAGATTGGTAAATTTGTTGAACCTGCTGAAGGTTTCAACATTGTTGCTACTGCCAATACTAAGGGTAAAGGTAGTGAAGACGGAAGATTTATTGGTACTAACATACTTAATGAAGCTTTCTTAGAAAGATTTCCTGTTACTTTTGAACAAGAGTATCCTCCTGTAAAAGTAGAACAGAAAATTTTAGATAATGTTATGTCTGCTTATGCTTTAAAGGATCCTAAGTTTACTGAGAACCTTGTTAAATGGGCAGATGTTATTAGAAAAACTTTTTATGATGGCGGTGTTGATGAGATTATTGCTACTAGAAGACTAGTGCATATCATTAATGCTTTTGCTATCTTTAAGAATAAACTTAAAGCTGTTCAAGTTTGTGTAAACAGATTTGATGACGATACTAAAAACAGTTTCTTAGATTTATATTCTAAAGTTGACGCTGGTGTTAACATGGAAGATATATCTGGAAATGCGAATGATGTTGACGCAATAAACATGGAAGAGGAAACTCCAAGTGTTTAATAAAAACATTCATAATGTAGACCTCGTATCCGTGGGCAGCAATGTCCACGGATTTAAAACAAGCGGGTGTGGTATAGAAGTATTACGCCAGTTTACCAAACTGGAAATGCAGGAGCGTTACCTGCCATCCGCTCCAATAAAGGGTATATTATGTCAATAACTGTTGTAGTAAAAAACAATAATGTTGAAAAAGCAATCAGACAGCTTAAGAAAAAACTTATGAGAGAAGGTGTAGTGAGAGAGTTGAAGACAAGACAATACTATGAAAAACCATCAGAAAAAAAACTCAGATTAAAAAAGGAAAACATTAAGCGTGTCCTGAAAAACAAAAAAATAAGGGAAAGGGAACAATAAGATGTTAAACTTTATAAAAGATTTCATTAGCGATAGTGAAAAGACGACCAAGACAAACAAGAAAACGAAAGGAAAAGTTGTTATGGGAAGAGCTAAAATAGCGAATAGCACTAAATTTCTTAACTCAATGTTAAGAGGTGCAAGTGTGTCATGGACTGACGCACAAAATAAATTTAACTTAAAGAGACCAAGAGCGGTTGTTGATAAGTTAAGAGAAGAAGGATATTGTGTATATATCAATAAATCTTCTAATGGTACTAGTTACAGAATTGGTACACCTTCAAAAGCGATTGTAGCCGCTGGCTTAATGGCGCTTGAGGGACAAGCATACGCATAAATAGTTTATCTAGGTAGCTCGTAAATCCTAGGTAAGTCTTGCCTCTCGTAAATGCAAGACATTGAGTTTGGCAGTATCTCTTTAAAAACTGCCACTTGAAATATGAAATTTAATGATTATATAAATACTTACGAAGCATGCCATAAGGGTGTTTCAATTTATATAAAAAAATAACTTTGCTTTAACAAAAGGAGGTTCAAATGACCAATTACAAAGCACTATCTATTTTTAATTCACTTAAACCATTTACTGTAGGGTATGATGATTTATTTTCGCATTTTGACGAAATGACAACTCATCTTCCTCACTTGACAGCAAATAATTTCCCACCATACAATATTGTTAAACATGACAGTAACAAGTATGATGTTGAAATGGCATTAGCAGGATATAGTAAAGATGATGTTATAGTTGAATACGAAAACAATCAATTAACAATTAAATCAAAACCATATCCTAAAGACGAAGAAAAGGAAGATACAGAAACAATACACAAAGGTATTGCTAAAAGATATTTCTCTAAAGTCTTTACGATTGCTGATGACGTTGAAGTCAAAGGTGCAGAACTAAAAGATGGTTTGCTTAAAGTAGGTTTAGAACGAATTGTTCCAGACCACAAGAAAGCAAAAACTTTTGAGATTAAGTAAATAGATGGGGCGGCTTAATCGCCGCCCTTTAATTAATTTCAGGCTTGACAAAAGTATGATTTTATGATAGAATGTATATTATGAACTATAAATTTAAAGAAAAAATTATCTTAGATGATGTGATGAATTATATTGATAACACTTACGGTGGTCATTATGCACAAAGTCAAAGACAATCTACGGAAAACATTATTGACCAAGGACATGGTGATGGTTTCTGTATGGGTAATATTATGAAATATACCCAAAGATATGGCAAAAAAGAAGGCAAGAATAAGGCAGACCTTATGAAAGTTATTCATTATGCCATAATACAATTGTCCCAAGACCACTACAAAGAAGAAGAACGTCCTCTTGGTAGTGTGATGTCTGAAAAACTTAATAATAACTAAGGAGAATATATAATGCAATTAAGTGAAAGTACAAAAGAGATACTTAAAAACTTTTCTGAGATTAATCCAAACTTGATGATTAAACCAGGTAAACAATTAAAGACTATCTCTACAATGAAGAATATCCTTGCTACAGCAAATGTAAGTGAAGATTTTCCACAAGATATCGCCATCTATGACTTGAATGAGTTTTTAGGTGTAATGTCTTTATTTACAAAACCACAGTTTGCCTTTGATGACAAATCGTTATCTATTGGTGAAGAAGGTACATCAACAAAGTCAAAATATTACTTTGCTGATCCTTCAATCTTAACTGTTCCACAAAAAGATGTAAAAATGCCTGACGCAGAGGTACAGTTTACTCTAACTGAAACAGATTTAACTAAAGTGAAGAAAGCGGCGTCAATGTTACAATTGCCAGATATCGCTATTACTTCTAAAGGTAGTGATATCACATTATCAGCAATTGATAAAAAGAATGATACTGCTAATAACTTTAGTATTAAAGTTGGTGAAACAAACTCTAAATTTGAGTTTCATTTTAAAACAGAACATTTAAAAATGTTACCTGGTGATTACAATGTATCTATCTCATCAAAATTAATTAGTAATTTTAAACACAAATCAAAACCAATTCAATACTGGATTGCTTTAGAGAACACAAGTAAATTTACTGGCTAATTAGATGAGGATTATATTATGGAAAACTTTTTATGGGTCGAACAATATCGACCAAGTAAGATTGATGAATGTATCTTACCTACAGAAATTAAGAATACATTTAAACAGATAGTAAAACAAGGAGAAATACCTAACTTATTATTATCTGGTACAGCAGGTACAGGTAAAACTACAATTGCCAAAGCATTATGTAACGAACTTGATTGTGATGTAATGATGATTAATGGTTCAGACGAAGGTCGTTCCATTGACATTGTAAGAAATCAAATCAAGTCATTTGCCAGTACGGTTTCATTAAACGAAAGCAATAAACCAAAAGTAGTTATTGTTGACGAAGCAGACTATATGAATGCTGAGTCCGTGCAACCTGCATTAAGAAACTTTATAGAAACATTTAGTAATAACTGTAGATTTATTTTTACATGTAACTATAAAAACAAAATCATACCTGCTATCCACAGTAGATGTACTGTTATCAATTTTTCTGTTCAGAAAAAAGATAAAGAAAAGTTAGCAGGTTTATTTCACAAACGATTATCCACAATACTAGAACAAGAAAACATTGAGTTTGATCCTAAAGTATTGGCAGAATTAATTATAAAATTCTATCCAGACTTTAGAAGAACTATCAATGAATTACAACGTTATAGTGTAAGTGGTAAAATAGACACAGGAATACTTGTAAGTATTGCTGAAATGAATATCCAAGGTCTTAACAAAGCGTTATCTAATAAACACTTTGGTGACATGAGAAAATGGGTAGTAGATAACATTGACAAGGATCCTACTGGTCTATATAAAGAACTATATCAAAACTTTTACGAAGTATTAAAACCTGAAACAATACCTGCTATGATTATATTACTAGCAGAGTATCAGTATAAGAATGCTTTTGTAGCTGATCCTGAATTGAATATGGTCGCTTGCCTAACTGAAATAATGGGCGAGTGTAAATTCAAATGATAGGTTTAGGGTACTTAGACTATTGTCAAAAACGTATAGACGAAGGATTATCAACTCAACAAACTAAAAACAATAGTGGTTTTGAGGATCCAGGTAGAGAACGTTTTGTTGTTTACTTTGCACGAACTCATATTATAGACCATCATACTGGTGTTGAAGCCAGAGGTTTACTTAAAATAGGTCGTGCCAAATTTGCAACAGCACTTCAAAGAAGTCGTAATCAACCTGGTTGTGATTTTCGTATCTATGCAGAAATAGTTTGTGAAACAAATAATCAAATAAAAAAACTAGAAAAGATAGTAGAAGAATTTTTAGTTGATAGACATGTTGAATTAACCCAAAATCAAAGAGAACTATATAATATAAAAGATGATGAAATAAGACCTACGATTGAGGCGATACTTAATCATGTGTATTATTTTGAACCTAAAGAGGTGTGTTATTATGGAATATAAATTAACAGATTACTTAACATCTATTAACTGGTCTAAAAAGAAGTTAATGGATACAGATGATAAAACATGGGAAAAGAAATACCCACCTTTTATTATAAACAAAGGTCTTTCATATTTTGTTGATACAGTTATGTTTGCTAATGAAATGAATAGACTACACCATGCCACAAAGCATATGCAATTTGCGTTTTTACTAAATACTATTAGACCTCAAAAAAGGTTTAGTAAGTGGATGAAGGCTAGTAAGTTAGCAAACCTAGAGCTGGTTAAGCAATATTACGGATATAGCAACAAAAAAGCACAAGTAGCACTCAATTTACTCACTAAAAAACAGGTTGAATATATTAAAGACAAACTACATAAAGGTGGGAAAAAATGAGTGAATTTGTAGAATGGAAACCAGAAAGTATGCTCGAGGTCAAACTCAAAGAGCCAGATGATTTCCTAAAAATTAGAGAGACGTTAACACGAATAGGTGTTGCAAGTAGAAAAGAACGTAAGATATTCCAATCTTGTCATATATTACATAAACAAGGTAGATATTTTATTGTACACTTCAAAGAATTATTTGCTTTAGATGGTAAGAAAAGCAATATAATGACTAATGATATTGAACGAAGAAATACTATATCTCAATTATTAAGTGATTGGGGTTTAATTGAATTGGTTGGTACTATAACAGAAAAGGCACCATTATCACAAATTAAAGTTTTACCTTACAAGGATAAAAAAGAGTGGATATTGGAACCTAAGTATAACATTGGTAAGAAACCAGAACAAGAAGGAAAAGATAATGATAGAATGGAAAGCAAGAGAGCAGATACTCAAAGCGCTTAAGTCACATGCTCAAGGTCATATAGACAAGCATGTTGCTAATGTAGAAATACATATAAGAAATGCCACAGGTGTGGCAGAGCACAGCGACCATGTGGAAACAATTGAAAAAGAGTTGAAGCACATTGCTGAATATGATGACCAACTAGAAATGTTAAATAAGTATTTTAACTAAAAAGAGCTTGACTTTTTAAGTCAATTGTGATATAATATATTATTGTTTATGCGAGATTTTTATACTAATGTTTCACCTTACGGCGATGAATTACTTGTCCGTGGTTTTCAAAACGGAGAGAGATTTGAAGATAGACTACATTATGTACCTTCAATTTATCATCCTTACAAATCACCTGGCAAAACAAAGTACAAGTCACTAGACGGTACTCCACTTGTTGCTCGTAAATGTAAAACTGTCAAAGAAGCAAGAATGCTTATCAAACGGTATGAAGAGCATCCTAATTTTATATACGGGACAGATAGATGGCAATATCAATACATTGCTGACTATTATCAAGGTACAGTAGAATACGACAAAAGCAAATTACGAATTTATACAATAGATATTGAAGTAGAAAGTGAACATGGATTTCCTAATCCAGATGACGCTGACGAAAAAATGATTTGTATTACAATTAAAGACCAAATTAAAAAATCTATATTAGTTTGGGGTCTTGCTGATTATACAGTTAAACAAAAGAATGTTAATTATATTAAATGTAAAGATGAAAAAGATTTACTTAAAAACTTCTTAGGTTTCTGGAAACAATATCCGCCAGATATTCTAACAGGTTGGAATAGTAAATACTTTGACGTACCTTATCTTATCAATAGAACTAAAAAAGTATTAGGTGACTATTCAATTAAAAGATATTCGCCATGGGATATTGTTGATGAA